ATTGTTCAAAAGGACATATTGACCAGTTGGGCAGGCAGGCAGGTTGTTGACGAGCGTGGCCGTAGTCAACTGCAAATAATTTGCAGTCGTGCCGCTGGATGAATTGAGATACCACTGCCCGTTGGTGCGAGTTGTATTCGCTGCAACGTTAAAACATAATGCCATTTGAACCCCTTAATTTTCCAATGGAGACTCGGGGGAATCTCCATCAGAAAGCCGGGTTTAACGACCGAGCAAACGCAGCACCTTTTTCACGCCGTAGATAGCAGCGCCCATGGTGACCATTGCAGCCAGCACAGCCAGCACAGCCGTTTGGGCATCGCTGATGCCGGTAGTAGCGGCGGTCACGTCGATAGCAGCGAAAGAAGAAGCAGAAACCAGAGCCAAAGCACCAGCACCAACACGCAGAGCAATTTTGTTCATGATGAACCTTTCAAACAACCGGAGAAACTGCCCCGGCGACAGATCGACCAAAACGGTCAAATTTAGAAACTTACTGACGAATACGGGCCGCTAAAGAATCTTTCAGGTATCGGTCTAAGGGCGGACACCATGAGGCCAGAGGGCACGATTCGCACTGAGAAAGCGGGCTCGAGAATTTCCCCAGTAGCACGCACCACAAAACCCGCCCTTTTGCGAAGGACCTCTCCGACTCCGTGAAAGACCTTGACCCATTCGGGAAGGTTGAGCCAGCTTCGGACTGAACGACCTTGTTCACATAGACCCCCAATCCCATAGAGACGAAGACCTTTAGGAAACCGGGTCAACTCGCCCAACTTGGACAGATATTTCATGAGGTAGCCAACCCCGGATTTGGCTTGTTCGGTGTTCGTCATGCCGTGACACCAGAACGCCTCACGATGCCGCCCGGAAGGGGTGCGGGTCGGACGGTCCCATTGGGGCATGGAAACGCCAACGGGGAGCCATGCAAGCAGGTGGTAATGCACCACAGCCTCGCCAGTACGCTCAAGGCGTTTAGGCTGAATTTCAGCAACCCACGTATAACGGCAAGGATACCCACGGGCCGCGCACCAGTTGCGGAAGGATTGAAGCGCAGCGGAAACGTGCTTTGGCGACCATGCATTAGCGTGGGCATAGGTGAGGGTGACAAACCAAGGCTTTGAAGGCCGGAAGCCTTTTTGCGCCATGCCGTGAAGATGACCAGAAGACCAGACAGATTTCTTTAAACGCTTGACTCTACGGTCCGCCACAGCGGAAGGAGCCAAGTTAATACATGTTTCAAGACTTGTTTTATATGGGACAAGCCCCACGGCAGCAGCCGCGCCGCCAGCGGCTGCGCCGCTTGTCGCCACGTCCACCGCCGTGTTCATGCAACCACCACCAAGGACGCGAGGAAATGGGCCAACGAGTAGACCGCGCAGACGAGGCCGACCGCGAGCATGAGGTTATAGAGGCTAAAGGCCTTCATTCGCCAGCCCCCACAATGCGAGCCGAGAACGGACCATCAAACAGAACCACAAAGCCAGCCTCAGACCATGCGCGAAGATAGACGGAATAGTGGTTCGCATCCTCAAACCGGCGCACATGAAACGCCACCGGCAGCTTCGAACGCGAATACAAGGGGAGGGTGACGGAATATTTCATAACCCGACGCCACCCATAGGCACATCAGAAGCGCCAAAAACCTCTAACTCGACCGGCAATTCAGCCAAGAACGGACCGCCCGACTCACTGCGAAAGACAGTGATCTGGACGGTCTGAATTTCGGGGTTTTCGAATTCGGCAGCAGCGACACCACGCGCACACATGGCGAGAACCGCCAGCCTTGCCACATGGTGAATCTGTTGCATGTCATCATTTGTGAATTTAGACATGAAGGTTTCCCCCTCAAGCCTTGGACGCTACCGGCACAGGGACCAACCTCGGACGGCACTCAAGCCGACCATCCCGGGAAACATAAACGGCAGAGGGGGAAAGCTGGTAACTTCCGCGAGCGTATGGAGGCTGACCGGCATCCAGCATGATCTCGAATTTGTCCGGGAAGTCGGCGACGACACCTTCATTGGACACAGTGAAAGCGTAGGCTTGCTGAATGTTGAAGTCATAAGGCTTACCGGAAGCCTTACCCACGCCTTTACGGTTGACGACATCAGCGGAAGTGATAACAATCTTGATCATGGTTGGTCCTTTAAAATATGACAAAAAATATCAGGGGGTTTTAAAGTACACATTGATATGTACTCGATGCGAATAGTACATGAAAAAGTGAACAGGCGGACAAAATGCAGATTTATTTGTTGCAATTAATCGACAAAGCCAGCGAAGCCACAGGGGGAGACACAAAACTAGCGGCTGAATTGCTAGTGTCAAAAACAGTCGTTAGCGACTGGAGACACGGGAGAAGGAGATGCAGCGCACCCGACATGGCACTAATGGCAGCACTTGCAGGGCTTGACGCTGACGCATGGGCAGCGCGTGGGGTAATTGACAGCTACGAAGAAGGTTCTAGCAAGAGAGCGAAGCTGCAAGCAGCACTAAAAAAAGCGTTGCTAGTGACTGGAGGGGTCACGCTTTCCAGTTCAGTAAATGCCGCCCCGGTTATAAGCGCAGCCCGTGAAGTACTTTATACGATGTATATGATGTTCACCAGAAAGTGTACATTTTCAAGGGGTACGTTAAGCATTAGGGGCCGACATGGGCGCTTCGCCCCATACCCCGACCCCAAACAGCCCGGACCTATTCGGCCCTTAAGGGGTCCCCGTTTGTTTATTTAGGGAGTGATGCGACAAAGGCCAAGACCGAAGCATCCGTTTTTTCTTGTTCAAGGTTTTTGACGGGCTCCGATATATCGGGCACCTTGGAAAAAAACGCGTCAATCTGATTTTTTGGTACAGCCGACGATCCGACCACGGAACCGGAGCAAATAGCAGGTTCAACAGGGACCGCCGCGCCTTTTTCGTCGTAGCAGTTGCATTTGTTTTTGGTTGCAATGCAGCCAGCAAAAACAGGGGCAGCAGCCGAGGCAGCAAGGGCAGGGGAGGATGCCGGAGCAGCCGGAGACGATGCCGAGGCCAAAGGAACACCGGCGGTCACATCTGGCAGAAGTGAAACCTCTTTTTTGTGGTCTGGCGCTTTAGCACTGGAAATACCTTTTCCGGTCATGGCCCCGGACAACGTACCGAAGGCCATTGGAGCCACAAACAAACCGGCGACAACAGCAAGGACAGGAACAGCGAGCCAAGCGGGGATTTTTTGCTTTTGCTTTAAATGAAGAACGCTGGAAGCATAGAGTTTGTAAGCCGATCTGGGGTAAGCCCACAGCGAAGAAGTCGCCGTTTTTGTACGGGTCACATCAGCCGCGCAGGAATCCCAGTCATAAATAATGGCACGAGCCATGCCGAGCAGCCGCCGGATATTTTGATGACGACCGACCAAGCGCCGCACGTTCTGATCTATCAACATGGGATTTTGCGTAATCAATACGAAGTCAACACCCAAATGCCGGTGAGTTTCGAGCATTTGAATTTCCGGAGGTGGCTTTGTACCCATGCCGCGAGGCCTCCAGAACCGCTGAACTTCATCGACGCAAATTATGTCACCGGGCTTGCACCATTCGAACCAGTTCCATAAGCCATTACCCGGAGGGTTTTCGACAGCCTGACCCTTGACCGGCAGCAGGTCCACATCCGGGCGTTCCGCCATCATCTCATGGGGAATAACCAAATCGCGAATTCCATCGACGACCAAACGCCGCTCAAGCATGGACCCGTCTTTTTGTGGGACTTTTTCCGAGAGTAGCTTTTGGACTAAGGTAGAAACAGCGTAAAGGGTCTTGCCAGACCCGGGAACGCCAGTGATGAGGTAAATCACCGAATCACCCAACGGGTAGCGGACACGGCAACCCACATGCCGGACCGAGCAACAAACGCCCCGGCAATGATGCCCATGCACTCGGGGATACCGGCAAGCCCGGCAAGGCCGAGAACGTCCGAAGGGATTGAGGCCCAGTTGCTCTGGGCGCTTGAGATGATCGCCGTTAAGCCCTCAGTAACGCCGGTAAACGTAAGCGTACCAATGCCGAGCATTGTCAGAGCGCGAAGGACAAGCGGACCGGCAGCAGCGAGAAGAAAGCTAAAGAGGTTCATGGTCAGACTTTCAGAGCAGATGCAACGACCCACGCTGCAATGAACGCAGCGATAGCCAGGAACAAGGTCCGGAGGGCCGCGAGTCTGGTACAAAGGTCTGTATACGCGAACGAATAGGTATGCGAGGCAACCGAGAAGGTAACCGGGGAAGGGCATGCCCCCGAGCCGGAGAACGTCGAAGGCGTAATAGTCACCGCGCTGGTGCGTTTATCAAGGGTGTCTGAGGACGAGGGCGTTCCATACTTAGAGCAGCCAATAGACTCAGGATATTTATCGCAATCGGTTTGAGAATCCGTCTTTGGTGGCGTGTCGGTACTTGTCGCAGTGGTCGTACCTGTCAAAACATTTGAACTGTTGTAGGTGTTCGTTGTCGTTGTCGCACCCGTGGTAATGGTGTTTCCTGCGTAGTTGTGGGTGTAGTTGTTTGTGATGACCGTTTTTGTTCCGTCTGGATTTGTTGTTGTAGACGTTGACCCGGTAGAGGTAGCGGGACCCGTAAGCGTACCGGTAGAGGGCGTTATCTTTTGCCCGGATGCCGCCGCAGCATCTACCAACGCCTGCGAAACAAGAGAGCCAGAGGGCCACCCGGACTTAGCCGCAATAGCACTTTGAAGCGCAGTAACCGATGAATCTTGATCTGGGCCGGTGGTGGTGGTGTAGCAGCCGCCTTCAGTGCCAGATCTCGACCATGTAGTCGTACCTGTGTACGGCTGAATAGCAGCCGGGGCCGGACAACTGCCAGTCGGCGAATTGATAACATTGATCGCAGTGCCATTACGAAGACACACATTAGGAAAACCGTTCCAAGGACCGATGCTAGTCCAATTTGTAGTTGCAGCATTGCAATACTGGACCATGGTTTTCGGGCACGTACCATCCGGATTATTGCCAGCGCCTGAATAGCAAAGCGTTCCCGCCGGGGAGCTTGTGTTGTAAGAAAGAACACCGGGAGTCTTGACGACTAAAGCGCCGTTATTTTTTGAAACTAAAAAGCCCTCCGACTTGAGAAAGTCGTAAATAACGATTCCAGACGCAAGCACAGACATTGCATTGAGGCCACCAAGAAGGAGAGAACCAACGGCAGCAGCCGGAACACGAGACAATAACGACACGCTGACCGGATTGCCCGATGGATTTTTAACAGATGCGGATTGAGTGACCTTGGGCAATCCACCATCAGTATCAACAACCGGTAAACCGGGCGACACTAACGGAGTGCCACCGGTCCCATAGGTGACGGTTTGAGCCGCGCCCCCGGTGGCTTGCCACATGAAGGTATCGAAAGCCGTAGAAGGCGCAGTAACGGCAGCATGAGCCGCAGCCGAGCAAATGAAGAAAAGAAGCGAAAGCAGCTTTTTCATTTGAAAACCAGCCAGAGAATGAACGCCCAGCCGAAAGCGTAGGAAAGCAAATTGATATCAAACACGGTCAAGCCTCCGGACGATTTGCAATGAGGTTGTAAACACGCTTGACGCCCCACACAATGCAAGAGGTCGTGAGGACCGCCGCGAATATGGCAGTGACGGCGGCATAGTCGTCAGCGGTTGCAACATAGCGCGAACTGGACACCTGCAAGGCGTTCATCTCTGCATTGTTCAAAAGGACATATTGACCAGTTGGGCAGGCAGGCAGGTTGTTGACGAGCGTGGCCGTAGTCAACTGCAAATAATTTGCAGTCGTGCCGCTGGATGAATTGAGATACCACTGCCCG